AGAGGCTAGAGGTCATTGAGCAGTATTGTTCAGTGACCTCTTTTTTTGTCTCAGCGTAGCACTCGCGTAAAACTGCGGAAGGAGATATGTAACATGGCAAATTTTGACGAGATCGTACAGAAGCACGTAGGAGAGGATGGAAGCATCCCGGCCAAGGCTATCGGAACACTGATATCCGCTATCAAGACGGCTGTCGGCAATGAGTTCGTAGACAAGGAGAGATATAAGGCCAAGCTCTCCGAGATCGAGGAGCTCAAGGAAGGCAAGCAGACCGCGGAGGACAATGTAGCGACCGCTGAGAAGTGGAAGACAAAGTACGAAGGAATCAAGCAGGAGCTGTCGGACCTCAAGAAATCCTATCAGGCCAAAGAGACAAGGGCGCAGAAGACGGATGCTTACCGGGCCATGCTCAAGGAGATTGGCGTAAATGACAAGCGCATCGACGCCATCCTCAAGGTCACGGATCTTGACGGGATTGAGCTTGACGCAGAAGGAAAGCTGAAGGACGCGGCGGGCCTTAAGAAGGCCGCGAAGGAAGAGTGGTCCGATTTCATCGTAACAACACACACACAGGGTGCGCAGACGGCAACACCGCCCGGCGGCAAAGTAGAGCCGAAGAGCAGGGAAGAGATCATGAAGATCAAGGACACGGCAGAGAGACAGGCGGCATGGGCCGAGTATCTGAGCGCACAGAAAGGATAAATAATGGCAGCAACGAATGTTGAGACATTAACCAATCCGAGAGATTCTCTCCCCAATGTATATACAAATGTAACCCCCAGAGAGATGGATTTCGTGACACAGTTCGCCCAGAACTGGGACGCACTGAGAACGATCCTTGGCATTATGCGGCCAATCAAGAAGACCCCCGGCACACAGCTTGCATCCTATACTGCTTCCGTGGCGCTTGAGGATGGCAATGTCGGACCCGGCAAAGTAATTCCTTATTCCAAGGCCACTATTACCAAGGTCGCTCAGGACGATCTTGAGATCGAGAAGTATGCAAAGGCTGTTCCGATCGAGGATGTCGTGAAGTACGGCGCAGCGATCGCAGTGCAGAAATCTGACGCGGCTTTCCTGCATTCTCTGCAGACGAAGGTCATGAACAGATTTTACACATTCCTCAATACCGGAAGACTCACCGGCACAGAAACCACATGGCAGATGGCGCTGGCCATGGCAAAGGGCAAGGTGCTGGACAAGTTCCAGAGGATGCAGAGAGATGTGACCGAGGTGGTCGGATTCGCCAATATTCTCGACGCTTACAAGTATGTCGGCGAAGCCAACATCACCGTTCAGACGGCCTTCGGCATCAGCTATGTTGAGAATTTCCTTGGATACAGGACGCTGTTCCTGCTGTCTGATCCGCAGATCGCAGAGGGCACAGTTATCGCTACTCCGGTAGAGAATATCGATCTGTATTACGTCGATCCGGGTGATTCCGAGTTCGCGCAGCTGGGCCTCAACTACGTCACAGACGGCGAAACAAACCTGATCGGGTTCCACGCTGAAGGCAATTACAAGACAGCAGTCGGCGAGTCCTTCGCTCTGATGGGCATGGCTCTCTGGGCTGAGTACCTGGATGGAATCGCAAAGATCACTGTCAGCACCGGAACTGAAGGCGGTGGAACCGAAGGGTAAGGAGTAGTTCATGATCGGCGAACTGTTACACGAAATCAGGAACTACTTCGATAAGTCACGCCACTTTGGCACGTTCCGCATCGTGGGCGGTTCGCTGATTTTCGATGAGAAAGAAATTCCAATTCAGACTGGGCAGTATTTCCGCATATGTGGATCGGTGTTTAACGATGGTGTATATCAATTCCCGTGCGAAGAACTGCGGGATGAGGAATGGAGAGGGGCCATATGGCTCCTTGCCATCCCCCAGGAAGTGATCGACTTGAGCAATGATATCGACAAATGGAATGAGGCATACGGTACAACAGGACCGTATACATCAGAATCGTTTGCCGGATATTCGTATACCAAGGCAACTTCCAAGAATGGCGGAAAGTATACCTGGAAAGATGAATTCGCAAATCAGTTAAAGAGGTGGAGGAAGATATGCCCGTATTAGGATCATTACTGGATCAAGCCATGGAGGATTGCCACATAAGAGATAAGACAACTGTGCCGGACGGCTACGGCGGAGTTATCACCAAATATGTTGACGGAGCTCCGATCAAGGCGGCCTTTGCCTTCGATATGTCCACACAGGGCAGAATCGCGAATGTGCAGGGAGCCACAGATACATGCACGATTACCACGCGCAAATCTGTGGTATTGCAATCTGGTGATGTAATCAGACGCGATAAGGACGGAATGATATTCCTGATCACCACGAACGGGGGAGACTATATGACACCGGAAAGCGCGGATCTGAATTCCCGCGCGGTAAAAGCGAAGGTATGGAAGGAACCCGTGAAGGGAGGGGCGAATGGATAACTGGCAGGCGCTCCAATCCTTTTGGTCAAGCTTCGGATGGCCTGCATATGATGAGCAGACGGCATTCCCGGAAGGGTATATGCCAGCCTATCCGCACATCACTTACCAATCGGCTGATGGAGATTTCGGAAGGACTGCTTACCTTGTGGCTCATCTTTGGGACAAGGATGAAGACCCGTATTCCGTCAACTGGATGAAGATCAAGCAGAAGGCATCAGAGATTAAAAAGTATATCGGCCTTGGTGGTTGCAAGATCAATGTGGATGGCGGCCAGATATGGATCAAGATACCTGAATCAATGACATTTGCGGAGCCGATCGGAGCCGATCCTGATGATCCGACACTGAAAAGGATACTGCTCAATATAGAAGTGGATTTTCTGTCGATTGAATAGGAGAAGAAAACATGGGAATGAAATTTACAAAGGTCGCAGTAGACGCTTTTGAAAAATTCACGTTTAATGCGGGCATTATGGCAAGGACATTCACCCCTGCCACTGGGGAGGTAGGTGATATCATCGCAGCCACATCCGGCGGTATCACTTTCGCCACCAATCCTACATATACCGACTATGGAGAAGATGTGGATAATGTCCCGGCCAACACAAAGCAGCTCCTGAGGATCACTGCTTACGATCCTGTGATCAGCGGCACTCGCCTGACTATTGATGAAAATGATGTTGCGGAGCTGATTGGTGGCGCGGATGTGACAGCTGAAGGTACATCAGGTGTACAGAAGATCACCCCGAGAGCAACGCTCAAGGATACAGATTTTAAGGATGTGTGGTTCATCGTCGATTATTCGGATGTAAATGTTGGTAGTTCGGCTGGATTCATGGCGGTCCATGTTAAGAACGCGCTGAACCGGACAGGATTCCAGGTGCAGACCGGCAAGAATGCCAAAGGGCAGGAGACATTCGAGTATCACGGCCACTACGACATCACAGACGAAGATCAGACACCTCCTTTTGAGGTCTACATCAAAAAGGGTACAGAATAAGGAGATACCAATATGACGAAAAATCTGGCGAATTGCAAACCAAGCGAATTTCTGAGGCAGACCAACAGGATCAGGCATTACGTCCAAAAATGGATGGATGTCACAGAGATCCCGAAGATCCGGAAGAGGCTTCCACAGTTTCCCGAAGGAGCAACGGAAGAAGAAAAAAAGAAGTTCACCCGGCAGCAGTCCATGCAGAATCTGAGCGACATTCTGGATTCTGCTCTGGAGGCTCATCCTGAGGAAACGATGGGAGTGCTGGCGCTTGCCTGCTTCATCCCGGCGGAAGAAGCGGAAGACCATCCTATGGAGGAATACCTTGATGCCCTGGGGCAGCTCATGGAAAGCGAGGGTGTGATTCGTTTTTTTACTTCGTTGCTGATTTTGGCGCAGAAGAGTGGGACATAACAGGGATCAATCCAGAAATGGTAGACCTGATGGGAAAGGGGTATGTGGTGGAGTACTGCATATCCCTTTTGCGTAAGAAACAGGAGCAAAGACGATTCCAGATATATCTCACTGATGAGTTGAGAGTGTTGAACAACAATATTTGCCACGCATTCGGAGGTGCCAAGATCACGCAGCGATACGCAGATTATTTCGTGAAAAAGAAGGAAGACACGAGATCTGCCAAAGAGATCGTGAAGGACACGATTAAGAGAGCAGGCCTTACATTAGTGAAGGGATAAGGCATGAGCGAGATGTTTAAGCTTGTGGCAAAGCTTACGCTTGACACGAGCGACTTTGATAAGAAAACAGAGGAATCCAAAGAAAAGGCAAGCACATTTGGTGATGTCCTGAAAGCCGATCTGGTTGGAAGAGGAATCGCGGCTGCATGGGACGGGCTGAAAAAACTTGGTGGGGCCGTAAAGGATTTTGCCACTGATGCGGTAATGTCTTACGGCAACGTTGAGCAGCTTAGAGGCGGCATAGAGACACTTTTCGGGGATTCGGCGCAGAAGGTACTGGCCGATGCGGACCAGGCCTTTAAAACGGCAGGAATGAGCGCGGCTGACTATATGGACACCTCTATTCAGTCGGCGGCATCCCTTATTAACGCATTGGGCGGCGACCAAGCCAAAGCGGCTGAATACATGAACATGTCCATCACGGACATGGCGGATAACGTAAACAAGATGGGCACATCTATGGAAGCCGTGCAAAATGCTTATCGTGGATTCTCCCGTGGCAACTTCACCATGTTGGACAACCTCGCCCTTGGATATGCGGGGACGAAAGAGGGCATGGAAGAGTTGCTTGCCGAAGCCGAAAGGGTACAGGCGGCGAACGGCAACATGGTGGATTATTCCATTGACAGTTACGCCGATATGGTTGAGGCAATCCATGTTGTTCAGCAGGAAATGGGTATTACGGGAACGACATCCCGCGAGGCATCGGAGACCATACAGGGGTCGTTGAGTGCTACAAAGTCGGCATGGGAAAACCTCATCGCAGGGATCGCAGACCCAGAGGCAGACCTCGGCTCACTGGTAGGGAATCTTGTAGACACGGCGGAAACGGCACTTGACAACATCATCCCCGCCGCTCAGAGGGCTTTTGGCGGTATCGGTGAGGTGGCGGGAGCAATGATCCCCGCCATAGCGGAAAGAGTACCAGAGTTAATCGAAGCGGGCGGCACACTGGTAAAAGGGCTTGGAGACGGCATCGCAACGGCGGTGTCCAACTTCAGTTTCAAGGATGACGTTGTACCGCTGATTGTCAAATTTGCGGCAGGAATACGGCAAAATGCCAAAAGTCTTGTATCGGCGGGCGCAGACCTCATAAAAGGTATTGCCGATGGTATAGGCGACAATTCCTCATACATCCTCATCACGGCTCACCAAATCTTTGAAAGCCTGTTTGGGGTGTTTACGGATAACGCCCCCGTGATACTTGAGTTGGGCGTGCAGTTGATTGAAAACCTCGGACAGGGAATTGCTGAAAACCTTCCCACGTTTCTCGAAAACGTGTTGCCGATGATTGAGCAGTTTTCGGAGACATTCAGAGAGGGAGCAGGTCAGCTTGTTGATGTAGGAATTGAGTTTATTCTCAATCTTGTACAGGGAATCATGGATTCACTCCCTACGTTGATTGAGCAAGTCCCCCAGATCATTATCAATTTTGCCGGAGCAATCAACGACAATGCACCGAAATTGCTTGAAGGCGGCGTGAAGATGCTCGGAATGATTCTCATTGGAATCATCAACAGTATTCCGACGCTCATTGCCAATATCCCGAAGATTTTTGAAGCGGTCTTTGCGGTATGGCAGGCTCTTAACTGGATCAACCTCGGCAAGAGCGTCATCGAGTTTATTAAAAACGGAATCGAGCAGTTAACGACCAATATTCCGCAAGCCTTGAAGGACATCGGGAACAAGGGTATTGAGTGGTTTAGAAGTGTAGACTGGGCGGGAGTCGGCAAGAAGGCTATCCAATTTATCGAAACGGCAATCCGTGGAGTTGCATCGCTTGTCCCGCAGGCACTGCTGAAAATCGCCACAGATGCGTGGCACGCATTTAACTCTATTGACTGGTATGACCTCGGCTCAAATATTATCCAAGGCATTGTGAATGGCTTGAGGGCGGGCGTTGACTGGATCACCAGTGCGGCAAGAGACGTTGCGCAAAAGGCAAAGGATGCGGCAAAGAATCTTCTTGGCATTGAGTCCCCTTCAAAGGTGTTTCGTGATGAAGTCGGTAAGATGATCGATAAAGGCTTGGCGATTGGTATTGACCGCAATGCCGTGGACGTCATTGAATCCGCCGAAAATCTGTCTAAAAACCTTTTAAAGCCGTTTGAAGGTCTTGAAGCACCAACTCTAAGAGTTGATACAGAAAACGTCTCTACGGGCGCATATCAAGCTGATATGACCGCATTAATCGCACAGGCGATAGCGGCGAACAACGAAGCGTTAATTGACAGGATGTATGAGGCGATGTTTGCGGCCATGCAGGACGGCGGCTTCGGAATCAAACTTGACGGTCGTGAAGTCGGCAGAATGATGAGAGAGAGCGGGGTGGTTATGGCATGATTCCAGTGACTTACATATCATCCGCAGGAAACACATACAAACTCCATACGAAAGACGGCGTTCTTCACAAACGGTTGCCGTATCGGTCATGGAGTTGGAAGGTGCGTGGAACAGACTTGGAACAGGGCGTGCGAGTATCTGGATTCACCAGAGCGGCGGCTCAGTACAAATCAGAACTATTGTTTTTCGGCACGAAGGAAGAGCAGGAAGAACTTATCAACGACCTGCACGATGATTTTGAGGGCGACCTCAGAAGAGTGCAAACGGGCAGAATCATTGTTGAAGACCAGTATATTGACTGCTTTATCACGGCGGTTGACGCCAGATATAAGGACGGGTGCACGACTGACAGTATTCAGATTTATGCTCCATACCCTTTCTGGCGGCAGGAGCAGGTTATCAGCCTCAGCCCATCCGCGGAGCAGACAAGCGGCTTTCTGGATTTCCCGTTTGATTTTCCTTTTGACTTTACCGCTCCCACATCGGGGCGGCGGATTGTACACTCTGATTTTCCTTTTGAGTCTGAGTACAAAATGGTCATCTATGGGCTTGCGGTCAATCCCCGAATAGTTGTCAATAACTATGCCTATGTACTCTATGCAACAATCCCCGCAGGGGCTTACGTGGTCATAGACTCGAGGTCAAAGACCATAATGATGTACAACGCCAACGGAACGAAGACGGATTTATTCAACTTCCGCAACAAGACCAACTCAATCTTCAAGAAAATCCCCGCAGGGAATCTGGATATATCGTGGGATGCCTCTTACGGCGTTGACCTCACGATCTACAGAGAGCGGTCTGAACCGAAAGGAGCATTGGCATGAATGACATTATCGTAGCCAAGCCAGACGGGGAGGAATTGAGAGCAGTCCTGTATACGGAATACGATTTTGAGACAGGGGACGACAAGGCAAGCACATTTCTCGTCACTTGTCTCACAAACGAATGGCAGTCAATGCCAGACGGGGCAAGAATCTATATCCCAGATACCGAGTATGGCGGATTGTACAAAAAGACTGAAGTAGTCAGCAAGTACGGCACGGTGGCGGCGGGCGGATACACTTGGAGAGGGTTGATGCACAGAAAAGTGATTCAGCCGCCTACTGGACAGGATTATGCCGTAGATAGCGGGGAACTTAATGCCATAATCAAACGCCGTGTAGAAGCCGCATTTCCCGCTCTAATGACGGGATCGAATGAGACTACGGATGTGACTGTAAGCTATCAGCACAAGCGTTACTGCACGCTTTATGACGGCATTAGGGAGATGCTCGCATCGGTGGGATATAGGATGAGGCTCCGGTACAACCAGGAATTGGCAAAACTTGTGGTAGATGCCGTTCCTCGTGTGGACTATTCGGATGAGATTGAGTACTCGTCCGACATGAACGCCGACTACAAGATGACTCTCGACTATATGGGCATAAACCATCTGATTTGTCTTGGAAATGGGGAGTTGAAGAATCGTATCGTCATCCATTTGTACGTTGACCAGTACGGCAGAATCTCCACCCGCCAGTATTATTTTGGTGAGGACGAAGTGGTAGGAATTTACGACTACAAAGGAGCGTCGAGGGACGAACTTATGAAGTCGGGAATAGAGCAGTTGCAGAGGGATATTAACCGAAGCAAGTTTTCCATCGACATCGACAGTCTGAAAGAGGTGGCTATTGGTGACATCGTAGGGTCAAGGGACTACACGACAGGCTATACCGTCAAAGCACCAATCACCAAAAAGGTTGTCAAGTGCAGAGACGGCAAGGAAACCGTTGAATACAAGTTATCCGAAGAAGTAACCGTGGAGCAGACATCATCGCTCTTATCGGTAGCAAGGAGTGACACATGATTATAATCACAGGATACAGACATGAGCCGCACTACTCTCAGCAACAGATGCGGGATGAGAATATGTCCGTCTATGGGAGCGGGGTATACATCCTCAATATCGGTTCACAGATGGCGGCTACCGTTGTATCTGCCAATGAAATCAGCATTGCTGACGGATTAGTTGTGGCAGAAGGATGCACCGCAGAGATCGCAAGAGGCACTACGGAAACAATAACCGTGGAAAACGGCGAACAGGGTATGCTCCGCAAAGATTTGATTGTGTTGAGATATACCAAGGATGTGTCTACCAATATTGAAGATATGCAGTTAGCTATCATCAAAGGTACTTCTGCATCTTCCAATCCTGCCCGCCCAGCACACACATCAGGATCAATAGCAGACGGTGACACGCTCGTGGAATTTCCCCTGTATGAGGTTAACATAAGCGGGATCACGATCCAGTCTGTCGTGCTACTGGCAAGCAAAAAAGCATTTGCAGACAAAAAGACGGTCGATGACCTGTCTACCAAGATTGGAACAGGCACGCTTGCGACCGTAGCCAGAAACGTGATCGGAGCAATAAACGAACTGCGTACCGCGATCAATAATGCCGTCACCAGAATCGCCGCAGAAGAGACGAAAAATGCGGGAATCGCTAAAACTCTAACTTTTGCTGTTGCCGCAGGCGCACAGGATTTTAAACTGTTTAGCGGTCCTTCGACAATATTGCTCGTCGTGGCATCTGCATGGCCTACGGAGGACGCAAAGGGCCTTTATTTGGTTGGAATAGCGGGCAACGGCGACTTAGCTATTAAGACCATCAGTGCGCCGGCGAAAGTCAGTGTGACGGAATCTGTGAGTGGATCTAATCATTTAATTCGAGTTCAAAACAACAGCCAATCTAATGTCTATTGTACTTACATTGTCACGCACCAGAGTTGAGGAGGGAGGTAGAGCATGGCATTAACAACGCTTGAGACAAACATCGTATTGGATGTTTATGATCACGACGGCACACGACCGTCAATCAAATCTATCGCCCTCGACGATAACACACGGTATGTCTTTGCGAGGCTTACATATCAGGGCAACACTTACGACATCGGTAGCACTGCGACCGTCAAGCTGATTATCATCCGTCCCGATAAAGTAGGTGCACAGGTAGCGGGCGAAGCGAAAGAGATTCAGATCGGACAGGAAGACGAAAGCATCATCACTATCTATGGTGCTTATGCTGAGTTAGACCAACCCGCCATTGCCGTGGCGGGAACTCTCCTCGGGCAATTCATCATCACATCTGGAAATCAGATTCTGCGCTCGCAGATTTTTGCCGTCAACAACGGCGAGGCTTTGGACGCTGACGAGTGGGCGGGGCAGTACGACGGTTACAACCTCGACGAACTGGTGGCAAAAGTCGATAATGCCGTGGAAAAAGTCGACGACATGGAGGCCGATGTTAGTGAGTTAAAGAGCGGTTTTGCGAGCACCAACGGTATGACAGAGGTTACTGGTTGGCTGTCTGGCAAAAATGTCTTGCTTCGTACTGCTATCACATCCGTTAATATCAACACAGA